GGGTTCGTAAAAATGAGTGACACTAAAAAAGGACAAAAAGAGCAAGTAGAAGCGTACAGAGATATGCTAGACGAAGAAACTAAAATATTCTTACGCAAGATTGAGAATACTATTAAGGCTTCGTTTGACGACAGAACAGAACTAACTAGCAAGGTTAAACAACATAAAGCATGGATTCAGGAAAGTCCTTTGTTTGGGAGAGATTTAGATATAGAACCTTTAGATGCTGCTGAAATTCAAATGGAATTAGAAGCTGCTAACAAGAAGAATATTCAGGTGGATAAAGTTTTAGAAAACTTAGAAATAAGAGCTAAAGACTTAAACATTTGGGAGGAAGAAATTAAGCATATACAAGCTAAGATTTATGCTGCTAAGCAATCTGATGAATTAGCGGCTAAATGGATTCCTGCTAACCCTAAAATAGATGTAACAACTATTACTGCTAAGTTTAACACAATAAGCGAACATAACAAAAAAGCAGAACAAGCTGCCGAACAAAAACGTAAGATAGTTAAGCTAGAAAAGTTAGAAGAAGAAGTTGGTGAATTAACTGTGCTAATTGAAACTGGAAGGCAAACACTTCAAGATGTTATTAGAGATATGAACCCAATAGTAGAAGGCTTATACTTTGATGACGAACAATTACTTTATAATGGTGTTCCTGTAAGCAGTGCTTCGTTAGCTACTTCTGAAATTATTGAGTTAGGATTTAAACTTAAAATGGCTCAGAACCCTGACTTAGGATTAATATGCCTAGAGCATGGCGAAAGCTTAGGCAACGAAAGACTTAAACATATACTTGCTATTGCTAAGAAAAACAATTGGCAGTTAATTATTGAAGAAGTAAAACGTGGAGAACAAAACTTAACATTTGAGTTTATAGCAGATGCTGACAATAAGTAATAAAGACTTATATGAAAGTCTAATTGCTTTAACATCAAAAGGAAATACATTAGAACATAGCTGCGAGAAAATTAACGTTTCTCGTGGCTATGTTTATCAAAAGCTTTCCAAAGAACAACTACAAGCAATTAAGGAATCTAAGATTAGAAAGCTTAAAAAACAATACAAACATATTAATCAAGACAAAGAATTTAATGGATACTACTAAAACACCGATGACAACGGATGAGATATTACAAGTACTTCACTACCGTAAAGATAAAATACATAAAGGGAAATCAATTTATAAGCATGTTAGCATGTTTGAATATAATAAAATATTATACTATAAAGCACAGATTGCTAAGTTTAAATGGCACAAGTTCTTTACCACAGAGAAGCAAGCTGCTAAGGCAGTAGATATTAAATTAATAGAAAAAGGATTAAGCCCGTTAAACATTTTAAAAGCAAATTAATTATGACAATACAAGAATATTTTATAAAACAACACCCCTCATACAAAACTTATACACATAAAGCAAAGATATTTTGCCAAGAAGATATGATAAAATTTGCGGTTGACTACAATAACTACAAAAGTATTTGGGAAAAGAAAGTAGTTAAAAAAGCTAGTATTGACACTAACAATAACTCTGTTATAGATAATATATTTAAAGCAATATTTATAATTACTAATATAACTAAAGAGCATATAATTCAGAACAGCAGGAAGAATGAACTTGTATTAGTGAGGCATATAGCTATTTATGTTCTTAACCAAGAAACATTGCTCTCTCAAACTGAAATAGGAATGGTATTTGAAAGGCTTGTGTTTGACAAGGTTAAAAGAAAATCAGTTAAATCTGGACTCCACCACACTACTATAATAAGTGCTTTACATAAAATGGACAACATTATGGAGGGTAGGAATTATGTTAAAGAAAGAACCATAGCCCTTAATATTATTCACGAATATAAACAACTAACTACCTCACAAGGGTAGTTTTTTTATACCATTATGAAAATAAAAACTTGCAGCAATTGCCAAAACGATTTTACACCGCATTTAAGCAGTAAAACTTGTGATACATGTAAACGTACCGAATATTACCTTAAAGCCCAAGAGAGAGCCAAAAACAAGCCTAGAAAAGCTATTAAGAAGGTAAGTGATAAACAGAAAGGGAGAATAGTAGCTAACAAAGACTATTATGCTCAAGAGATTGCCCGACATATAGCTGAAAGTAAAGGATTATGCCCATGTGAGAACTGTGGTGTTGAAATAATAGAACCTAGTGGAAGGAACGTAAGCCACATTATAGCAGGAAGTGCTAATAGTGCTTTGTATCATCATCCGTTAAATAGATTTATTCTTTGCCATGACTGCGAAAGAATATGGACTAACGAGGATAAGACTAAACTAAAAATCTACCATAGCTCCGAGGAACGTATGATAGATTTAAAGAATTTTTATTACACTACGATTGTGGTTTAGAACGGCAATTTTTCTTTTATTATAATAATTTTAGTTAGTGGGTATTTATCTAATTTGCTTTCGGATTTAAATTTTCTCCCAATAAAATATCCATAACACCCACTGTTTAATTGTTTTTTATAAACTTTACCATTAGTATAATTTATAAGCCCAATATCACTTAATACTAAGTTTGTATTCTTAATACCTGCATATATAATTATAATTGTATCAAGGTTTATATGTTGTAAATATTGCATTCTTATACATTTATTGCTCCAATCGAGTAGTTAGCAGTAATACTACATTCCATCTCCGAATGAAGTTACTACGTTAAAATATTTTTCTTTTCTTTTTTCTTCCACCCTCTTTAAAGAAATATTAAAATACTTTTTGGTATTATCTATTCCAATAAAGTTTCGGTTTAAATTTATACAAGCAATTCCACTTGAACAACTACCCATCGTGTTATCTAAAACAGTTTCATTCTCATTTGAGTATGTTTTTATCAAAAATTCCATCAATGGTATAGGTTTTTGCGTTGGATGTAGTCCATTTTCCCTATTATACCTCAATATACTTTTTGGATAACCTGTTTTGTCTTGTATGTATGTTTCCCTTTTACTTTCACTTGATAAATGCCCAAGTGTTCCTGCTTTACCTTTGTTTGATAAAATCAATTCAGTATCATCAAGTTCAAGATTATAGGTAATCTTTTTTACGGTTGAAAGTATTTCGTTGTGCTTATTTTCAATTCCAAATAAATCACATATTTTATTCCATTGATGTTCAGTTGGTAATTGTGAGCCATTCATTTTATTTGTAACCCAACCTGTCATTCCACCTGTTTTTGAAAGTTCTAATTTAGAAACATCAATTTGTTTCAAGTTAAGTCGTTTCATATTTTCAATCATAATATTAGCAAATTCTATATTAGGTGTTTCATTATAAAATACAGATATTGTTTCGTGTATTTTCAATGGTTGGTAATTTACTAATTGAAAATTTCCTGCATTATTTTTTTCCCAAATCCAATCATATTTATACCAATCTAAATTAGATGTACGCAATAAAGATGAAAATGGTTCTGAGCCAAATAAAACAATTACACCTTTATCTTTAATAATTCGCTTGTATTGTTCCCAAAGTTTATCAAAAGGTATAATTATATCCCAAACACAAGCAGTCGTTCCGTAAGGTAAATCACAGCAAATAAAGTCAATA